ATGGTTATGCAACACAATAAAATAAATAAAAATAATAGATGATGACACGCACTACTATTATCTCGATGGCTAGCAAGCTAGATGGCTGGCTATGCAATGCAAGCGTGGCTGCTGGCTCTCTGTCGTAGCCCTAGGGGTAGGTAGCAGTACTGTCATAGGGAACGGAGGGGGTATGCCCCGCAGAGAAGCGCTGGTCACTCGCTAGCTGAGGCTCCACCCACCACACTTCCAAACCATTTTCCCCATATCTGTACATATTTTCCACAATTCCTATAAATCGTATTTAGCCCTACCATGTGAGTACAATATTTACACAATATCCCTATACCCCTATATATTCCCCCAAAATTTCACAAATCCCCCCTTACTGTTGAAACATATTTTATTTGCTCACTATGGTTAATATTTTCATAACCATCAACGCTAAGCTAAAATCGGCTATCGTCGGTAGGTTATAGAATCCCTTATAGACAGACTATAATTTAACGGGGTGTCTATAATGGTTCTGGGAAAGATGAAAATCGGTTACCATGTGGGCCATATAATTTCCAGAAACTACAGGAGTAACGATGTACGTATATGAAATGGGATTCCCTATAGACTTCTTCGGGTTCATGCGCAAAGTAGATGAGGTTTATCAGAGATTGCTAGTAGATGACGCTGAAGGATTTGAATTTGCCATGACAGCTAGCGAGCTAAGGCATTTCTTAAGAAGGTCGCTTAGGAATCTAGCAATAATGCATACCCACTGGGAGGGTGATGTATTAGGAGGTTTATATATCGGCAGCCTTCCTGGCAACGATGACTACTGTAATACGTATGAATTCATAGTGCTGAAGCAATCCCACAACGGCAGTTCCTATATTATATCTCAAGTTGAGTTTCCCCATTTACATAGAAACTTGGTCAAAACGCCACTAGGCAAGCCAGTATCGCAGAAGATACAGGACGGCATTAGCACCATTCTTGCAGCTTTCACACCACTTCCTAAAGAGATCGATCCTAAATGCGAGGTGTTCTAATGGCTGACCGCGAATTAATACTATGCCCATTCCACAAGGAGACTTCGCCATCCTGCTGCGTTAACAAGATTCACGGCACGTTCAGATGCTTCGGTTGTGGTGCATGGGGCGATATATCGAAGTATGGCGAACTTATTTACCCAAAGAATGAAGAAACTGAAATTGCCAGCCAGGATAATGTATAGTACTATTCAACCCTGATTGACTATTGGAGTGATGATGTCTAATACAACGCAACAACAAGTGCTGGATGTGGTAGGCGAGAAGTGGGTAGTAACTTATACGCAGAATGGCGAAGAAGCCATGGGATTATGCGATCATCATAGGGCTTTGCCTGCTCTAGTATCAGATATTAGAGCTATGGGTGGCAAGAATATTCGCATAGAGGATAAGACGATATTCTTCGTGAACGATAGTGATGAATGACTTCACGAAAGAAGAGCTTGAATACATATTCTATTGCGTTGATATAGTTACCGATAAGAATGATGAGCATGATGTTTACGGGGTATTAGAAGAAAAAATCCAATCCATGATTGATAACTATTGTGAGAATAAAGATGAAAGCATTCCTTAAAATGACAATTGGGATTCTTTGCATTTGTTTCTGTGCAAAGATGGCAGAATGTGGATTTTCGGCGCCAAATTCATCAGCGGCAGATATTTATTTTACGCTTTCAATAATATCGGTTATGACAGGATTATATTGCTTTCTTGGGGATTTATTTGAATGATAATAAGTGAAAAGCAAATCATGCAGCTAATGCAATTAGCACAATCTTATTGTGATTTACTTTGTCGGTTGCAAAGCGACCAACATACACCCTATAGCAGCCAAATAGATACATTGATTTTAGAAATTAACAACCAGCAATCCGAAGAGTTGAAGGAATTTAAATGATTGACTGCGATAAGCTACAGACAGTCGCAAAATTAGCTGAGGAACTAAAGCAGCATAAAGTTGTAGTAATTTTGCGATTTGGTAAATTGTCGTCATCTAATACTGATGTCGATTATTATATAGAGCAAAATCTTGAAGAAGTTGGCGAAGATGGCGATTTCTTTCAATTTAAAGATATCGATACCCTAATAACTAAGATAGGTGAAATTATTATGTCAAAGACAAAGTACCAGATAGGGCAATCGGTATGGCGTTTGAACGAGCGCCTTGAGCCAGAATGCTTTGTAATTAAAGGTTATAGGGATGGATTATACCTTGATGGCAAAGAGCATCCATTATTTCTGTCAGGATGGGAAGAGCATCATATTTACCCGTCACTGAGAGCGCTGGTTCAAGCACAGATTGCTTACTGGAATAATTTTTTACCCGACAATGATGACATACATGTTGGCGTAACAATAAATTCCAATGGCCAAGCAAGGTCATTGAGCAGGCAAACCGTCCTACGCTAGTAGGTCGGGCGCACTCTGCTACCGAGTAGTGGAGACTTGAATCCTCAGTCCCTAGGGCGCGTACAATGGGACATATGCTACACCCCATGTAGCTAGCACGAATCGCTGCTTCCAACAGCAGTGTATTAGGAAGGTGCAGCCCTCACCTGTTGCGAATGGGCATATCTCATGTACCTATGGTGCAAGGAGTTAAGTGACGGCTATGCCCGAACTTCGTTATGGCCGAAAGCAATGCCGATTACCTCTAGCGTAATCACCAGATAAGTGTCCGTGGAACTAGCTAGGATAAAAACGGCCGCTTGTGATTAGGCCAACCCATTATGGGCTCTAGCAGTCTAGTCAATGTAAATTTAATACCCAATAACTAGTCCCTTCGATTGACTTACCTATTCAACCGTGTTTTAATTATTTCCGTATTATAAGGAGCTAAGGATGATAGCGACAGAGTTAAAGGAGATAAAGGAATATTGGGATAATAAGTACCCGCATGTCCTGGTTACATTGTATCCTTCTCATGGTGATGGAAAGCATCGCGGGAAGATGATTGGCCCTAATGGAACCGTAGATTTATCTGCTGACACTATTGGGGAGTTAATTTGCCAGGGTGAACAATTTTTAAGGAATGCAATTAAGAGATGACTATCGAGATTAGCGAATTAGCAATGTGGCATGATGTTGTTGAGAAATGTATGCAAGAGAAGGCTAAACCAGCTGAATTTTGCAGGCAACATAATTTAGATCCTCAAAAATATCAATACTATAAGGCAAGACTATTCCATAAGCGATTTTCCAATCCAAATTTTTATCAAGAATTAGTGCCAATTTGTAGAGAATATTTAGAGTCAGGCGCCACAGCATCTATGATAGCCGTGAAGTATGGCGTTTCAAGAAGAGATGTTCTCGATTGCAGTAATTCTCTGAAATATTTAGATTCCATTGCTGAGTATAAATCCCAAAACCGGTTAAATTTTATTAAGGTTCCTCAGTCCTCATCTCCTGTTCATGTAATTGAAGAGTCAGAAGTGCTTACGCCTAAGAACAGCGTTGAGTTAATGATTTCCAAGGGGATAAAGGTAATTGTCGCTCCAGAAGTTGGTTCAGATAAGTTGATTCGAATCATAGAATTATTAAAGGATTTATAATGCTCATTCCATATGAAAATAAGCAAATATTTATAGCGTCTAAGCCGATTGATTTCCGCATGTCGATTGATGGACTATCGAACTTTATACAGAAAGAGCAGAATGCTCATTTACACGATGGCAGCATATACGTCTTCTACAATCGTCACTTAGACAAGATTAAATGCTTATTCTGGGACAGGAATGGCTTCGTGCTGTACTACAAGCGCCTTGATAAGTGCCGATTCAAGGTGAAAAAGATGCTTCGCGAAGTCGAGCAAATCACCGCAGCCGAATTAGAAGTGTTGCTTTCAGGATTTGAGCCCATGCCTATAGAAACTAAACCAATGTTATTGGAGCACCGCGCATGAGTATATTACTGAGCGCATTATTAACTGGCAGTGTGGTTGTTAACGCAGGTAGCGTTATAGCCATGCTGACTATTTACCGTTCATTTGAGAAAGATTTATCACTATTGACGAGAGCTTACGTCAATTTAGACAGGGAATTCACAATAAGACACATAGGGAGAAGTTATGGTACAGTTCAAGGAGTGGCCGAAGATACCCAGATGGAGCAATGAAAGTTATGTCATCACTGAGAAAATCGATGGAACGAATGGTTGCGTCATTGTTACTGAGGATGGGGATGTATTTGCTCAGAGCAGGTCTCGCATTTTGGACGAGTCGTCAGAAGGCGACAATTATGGTTTCTGTAAATGGGTCAACGGTAACAAGGCTGACCTCCTTAAGCTTGGGGTTGGCTATCATTACGGAGAATGGTGGGGAAGGGGAATCCAGCGTAACTACGGATTAACCGAACGCAAGTTTAGTCTATTCAATATATGGCATAAAGACATACCAGAATGTGTAGATAAAGTGCCAGTAGTAGAGCGTAGCTACGATAAGGCATGGGCGAGATTACATGAAGTAGGCTCGATAGCAGCTCCAGGATTTATGAAGCCAGAAGGGTTCATTATGTCAGCGACTCAGAATCGCGGAGTTCGTTATAAGGTTTTATTTGATTAGAACTTAAACAAGGAAGATAGAATGAGAAAGGATTTTAATGTAGGTGTATGGCGCAATTATTATGACCAAGTTAACATTCTTGGCCAGCAACTCAAAGATGCTCGTCCTGATATAGACGGCAACCCTCCCAAGTTTAAACTTTCCGATGAAGAGCGACTTAAGATAGAAGGCGAGATAGCCGAATTACTATCCATGTCTGATGCTTACCTAGATAAGTGCAAAATCTATCCCAGAGAACCTAAGTGGTATTACGACAGAAGCAACGAGCGCACATGGGCATCTTCGGAGAAATTTGCTTTCTTTAATCTCATTAGTCGCAGGAAATATGCAACTATTAGGATTTAGTGGAAAGTTCAAACTGATTTGAATATACTCATAATTCGCCCTAGTAGCACAGTCCGGTTAGTGCAGGCGCCTTGTAAGCGCAAGGTCGGTGGTTCGAATCCATCCTGGGGCAATTCCGAAGTAGTTCAGTGGTAGAACGGTGTAGATATGCAGAAAGATAAGCGTAGATATTCTGATAGACCTGAAGCGAATAAAGCAGCAGTAGTTAGAAGGCGCAGGAAAGTAAAATTGATGTGCGTGGAATATAAGGGTGGTAAGTGTTCAGTGTGCTCTTATGATAAGTGTATTGCAGCTTTAGAGTTCCATCACATGAATCCTTTGGAAAAAGATTTTGCAGTGTCGAAACATGGCGCATGTAGAAGCTAGGAGAGTACGAAGGTGGAGTTAGATAAATGTATTTTGGTGTGCGCAAATTGTCATAGAGAAATACATGAGCAGTTAAGAAATATTCTCCAGTAGCCGATTGGTAAGGCGGCAGCCTGTTAAGCTGTGTAATGATAGTTCGATTCTATCCTGGAGAGCCAACTCGGTATAGCGCAGCCAGGTAGCGCACGTGCTTTGGGAGCATGGGGTCGGGAGTTCGATTCTCTCTACCGAGACCAATTGTGCTGTAGCTCAGTGGTAGAGCAGCGTCTTGATAAGGCGCGGGTCGGAGGTTCAAGTCCTTCCGGCACAACCATTATTGGGGTATAGCTTAGTGGTAAAGCAACAGACTTTGACTCTGTTTACTCACGTTCGATCCGTGATTCCCCTGCCAATTACCAATTCAGTACAAATTGGTACATGATTGGTATAAGATTGGTATCAATTATACCTATTTGGCGGGATAGTTCAGTTAGTAGAACGCTAGGTTCATATCCTAGAAGTCGCAGGTGCAAATCCTGCTCCCGCTACCACTCAAGGACATTCATGGCTGAAATATTCGTGTTCGGCAGTAACTTATTGGGAATTCACAAGCGTGGCGCAGCTTTAACCGCATTGGAGAAACATGGTGCAATTATGGGCCAAGGAATTGGACTCCAAGGGCAATCTTACGCGATTCCCACTAAGGAGACACCCAGAAGGTCATTGGATCTTATTTCCATTAACAAGTTTGTCGCAGATTTCCTTTCCTATGCTTCATATACTCCAGAGCACAATTATAGTGTTACCCCAATCGGCTGCGGACTCGCAGGATGGCGACCAGAACACATAGCGCCGATGTTCCACCGAACCTTTGATTTAAAGAATGTAAAGTTACCTAAAGAATTTATGCCATTTTTACCATGGATGGAAATTATGCCTGATTCTGTGGCCATATTTAGTGATTTCTAATGCGATTTGACACAATATGTGGTGTTTTTACTTAAATTTGTGCTAATGTAACTTCGATATCTTCATTTAGGCTCGCATGATGCGAATTTGGCAAAGGACTGCCCCTTTATGGATAAACCTTTACAAGCCAAGCTTGATAACGCAGAACTTGCGGCCAAGCTGAAGGGTAGCTTGCTACTCTTTATTCAAGCATTTTTCCCTATACTGACTGGTAGAGAGTTCATAATCTCACGTCCACATGGTAGGGAAAGTCATTTCATTACCATTTGCAGGGCATTGACTAAGTGTACGCGCCTTGAATCACTGCGCCTGCTAATTAATGTGCCTCCTGGTCACGGTAAGTCCGTAATCGTCAGTTTTTGGCTTGCTTGGTGCTATGCTAAGTGGCCTGACTGTAATTTCCTGTACATATCATTCGCTAAATCGCTAGCTTCTACTCATACCGACACTGTTAGGCGCATTATGGGCTTAACTCAATATAAGGCGTTGTTTGATGTACATCTTAGAGACGATTCCCAAGCGAAAGATGCTTTTACTACAGAAGCAGGAGGAACTGTCGCTGCTTTCGGTTCAGCAGGTGCTATCACAGGGCGAAATGCAGGTCTACCTGGACTTGACAGGTTCAGTGGAGCAGTGGTTATCGATGACAGCCACAAGCCAGACGAAGTTCACTCCGATATTATCCGTGAAAGCGTTATAACCAATTTCCGTGAAACCATTCAGCAGAGACCAAGGGGTATCAATGTCCCAATCGTCTTTATAGGACAGCGGTTACACGAACAAGACTTGCCTGCTTACTTCCTTGCAGGTGAGGATGGCTACGATTGGGATAGGGTCATACTGAAGTCAATTGATGACGCGGGAAATGCACTCTATCCTGAAGCCTTCCCTTTAGAGATGCTTAAAATAAGGCAGGAGAAAGACAGATATGTCTTTGCGGCTCAGCATCAGCAAGACCCTCAGCCCGCAGGTGGTGGTCTCTATTCTCCTGATGATTTCCCGCTTCTAGCCGATGAGCCAGAATTGCTAATGACCTTCATCACAGCCGATACCGCTGAGACAGAAGACCCGCGTAACGATGCCTCAGTGTTCTCCTTTTGGGGCTTATATAACATTGAAACGCAAGGACGCAAGACTGGAGTGATGGGCTTACACTGGCTAGCTTGTCGTGAAATGCGAGTAGAGCCTAAGAATCTTGAACGTGAGTTCCTCGACTTCTGGCAAGACTGTGCGCGTCATAAGTTACCACCATTGGTTGCCTTTATTGAGAAGAAATCGACTGGGGTAACACTTATTTCAATATTAAAGGGAATGCGCGGTCTTCAAGTTCGTGAAATTGAACGTACACGTCAATCTGGTTCTAAGTCACAGCGATTTATTGATATTCAGCCCTATATAGCCAGCAGACAGGTTTCGTTACCATCGCATGGTCAGCACACTGAGATGTGCATAAATCACATGAAGAAGATTACCAATAACGACTCCCACGCGCATGACGATATCGCAGATACCTGTTCAGATGCAGTAAGAATTGCGCTAATGGATAAGCTTCTCTATGCCTATACTCATAAGGACGCTCTATTCAGAAGTTCTACCCAGGAAGCAGCAAGTCGAATGAATCGTATCGCTGCATTGAAGAAGAAAGCCTATGAGAAAAGGATTTGACCATGGCCGTTATTTCGAAGAAACATACATCACAGCTAGATAGGATTAAGGATTCAGTTGAGCAGTCTTATACCTATTTCCGTCCAAACTATCAGCGTTATCATGAATTCAAGCGATTTGTCTACAAGTCAACATTAACTGAGGATGATATTGCGGTATTGAGCACTTTAGGACGTCCTCAAATTGAATTCAATATGATGGAAGCGTACATATCAAGGCTTAGAGGCGAATTCTCGCGCATGGAGCCTGGATTTGTGGTTCGCGCGCAAGATGGATTCGACTTGGTAGACCCCAAGTTAATTGATGTACTTGAAGCGCATTTCAGAGCAGTGCTTAATGACTCAGATAATGATGGATTTAGCTACGATGTATATACAGACCTCTTAGTTGGCGGCTTTTCAGTAGTTGAAGTCTATACAGATTACTTAAATGAAATGTCGATGGATCAAAAGATTTGCTTACAGCGAGCCTTTGACCCAACCCTTTGCGGCTTTGACCCATTAGCCAGAACGTCTCATAAGGGCGATGGCAATTATTGCTTCCAATTATTTCCACGCGAGAAGGAAGATGTTGAGCGAGAGTACGGTTCAGAGGCAGTTAAAGGGCTAAAATATGCTAGAGCATTCTCAGGTTTTAATTGGTCATACCGTGCAGCACGTAAGGATATTGTTCTCTTATGCGACTACTATAAGAAAGAGTATAAGAAGGAGAAGATTACCAAGCTATCTAATGGTCGTGTAGTCACTGTTAAGAATTACGAGAAACTTGCTGAGATGTGGAATGAGGCTGGATTTATTGAACAGCCACCCATTCCAATTGGCAGAATTCGTGAAACGACAATTGAGGAAATCGTACGTTATCGCTTTTCAGGTGCTGAGTTAATTGAACGGCCGATGCCAACCAATTACAAGATGTTTCCACTAATTTTCTTCGACGGGAATAGTGCGGTATTACGCGATAATAACGACTCTACAGCCGAGCAGATGACTCGTCCTTATATTTATAATGTGAAAGACGCGCAACGCCTGAAGAACTATGCTGGACAGTCTTTAGCGAATGAGCTTGAGAACACCGTTCAGCATAAGATGATTGCCTCAGTTGAATCGATTCCAGAGGACTACTTAGACGCTTATATCGATATCCAGAAGCCAAGCACCTATATGTATAACGCGTTCTATAAGGGTGACCCTAACACGCCATTAGCAGCTCCTCGCGAAGTTGTTCGTACACCAATTCCACCTCAAATCAGCGAGACATTCAAAATGTCAGATAACCTGATTCAAGGTATTCTTGGGTCTTACGATGCAGCTTTAGGTATTCAGAATAATGAATTATCAGGCGTAGCCATTATGCAAGGCGCCATGCATTCTAATGCAGCTGCTATGCCCTACACGGTAGGATTCATGAAGGGCTTGAATAGGGTATGCCAGATGATTTTAGACCTTATTCCTAAGTACTACGTTACACCTCGCTCTCTGCCAATAGTTCATCCTGATGGCAAGCGTTCCTACCAAGTAATTAATAAGCAAGGCAATCCCTTCATGGATTATGACCCCATGAGCTTAGAAGTGAAGGTAGAGGCTGGCGTTAACTTTGCGGTTCAAAAGCAGATTAGCTTAGAAACCATCATTCAGTTAATGCAAACCTCAGAGTCATTCGCAGCGTTCATTAACACCAAGGGACTTGGGATTCTTCTCGATAACATTGAAATTCGCGGCATTGAAGGATTACGTCAAGCCGCTGGTGAATTTATGCAAGAGACTGCAGAGAAGCAAGCACAAGCCGAACAGATGGCAATGCAGCAAGCTCAGCAGCAATTAGATCCGAAAGAAGTTATGGCCCTCCAAGCCAAGGCTGAAATCATGAAGGTTCATCAGAAAGCCGAAGCAAGTGAACGTCAAGCTCAAGTCGATTTAGTTAAGATTTCAACTGATGATGCAGTGAAGAACAAGCAAGCTGATATCGATTTCCTCAAAGTCATGTCGGAAATTGAAGGAGCACAAGTTGACCAGGCATTGAAGCAAGAGAAACTTGATGCCGAAAATGCAAGGACAGCAGTAAGCATGGCAGTTGACGTAAGCAAGCATCATCACGATGTAGCTCATAAGGACAGAGAGCACGAATTAAGACAACAGGAGATTAAGGATGCCTCTCGTGAAGGGAAAGAAAGCTAAGACTCGAAAGGGTATATCGGCTAATATTAGAGCAGAGCGAAATTCGGGTAAACCAGCAGACCAGAGTATAGCAATCGCAATGTCATTAGCAGGGAAATCTAAAAAGAGGAAATAATGAACTATTTCCATTTTGGAAATCGTTGCTCTATACTTGACTTATCACAAGATGTTGTGTTGATTAGGATGATCTGACACAACATGTAGCACCTCAGACTAGCCTGAGTTAAAAGGATGCTAGGCCATTTACGCAGCTATGCGGGAAAAATAGCACGGACTGCCACGGACGGCAGGTGATCACGGTCACACCGGAAACAGTGAGGTTTCAAATGGATGCAAAGGATATTGCAGAAGACTTGCAAGACTTGGTTGTGGAACAGTCGGATTCACAAGAATCTACTGAATCACCTCCTGAGAAGATGCTTACTGCTTCCCAAGTGAACGCCCTTGTACAAAAGGCTAAACGCAAAGGAGAGCAGAAAATGCAGGAGCAATTAGACGCAGCGAAAGCTGAACTGGACTTACTGAAGGCGCAACAAGGCCAGCAGCAAGAAGCATCGCAACAACAGCAGCAACAGCAA